ATCTGTGCTATCACCGGCTAAAAATAGGTGAGACTTAAATTCAGTAACGTACTTCGGATTGTTAGGCGCATTTGTATGCGTAATCTGTGTGTACGTAGTGCCATCATACTTAGCGGCTGGGTTAACGCCATCAGCTAAAACGACAACTGGGTTACTCCAATTGTGCTTGGAAAAGCGTACTTTGTTAACACCAGACATTGTCGGGCTACCAGCAGTAGTAACAGCAACCCATGCGCTAGTCCCAGTATCCCAATAGTGCAAATAATTATTGCCGCTAGTTGGAGCACGGCAGGCTAAAATGCCATCATTAATACCGTTAAATACACAGACACCTAGTACCTTGCCTGTTCCCGGTAGGGATGGATACGCTTCGTTGTATCCACTAATTCTACGGTAGCCACCTGTTACAGCAGGCTCATAGTTAATTAGTCGTGTTGCACTGCCCGGTGATAACTGTCCCTGAGAAAGGACATCACGGTTAGTGTTAAGCCCACCCTCGCAAGAGACTGTGAAGATCTGAAGATTATCAGCCATTACAAAACTCGTGTAGGCAGATAGGCATTAAATACTGTGCGTGGATTGTAAGTAGAACGTAAAGACAAATTATCGTCTACAAGAACTCTGCGCATCATCTTGATGCCTTCAACGAAGTCATTCTGATGGACTGCCGCACTTTGTTCGTTAGAACGGAAGCGCATCATATACATCATTGCACCATCAATGACTACGTGAATAAAACGATCTGGAATAACACACACATCGTCAAACGCAGTCATGCTTGTAGGGAATGTCCAATACTTGTATTCAATAACATACGCATCATCTGGAGATGGTGTTACACCAAACTTTTCTTCTTGTGTCTGATATATACGTAATGGAACACCGATACCAGATCCACTGTCCCCAGTGTCATCACCAGAACGATATGTTTCAAGATATTCAGTGTAAGGAATAACAGCTAACTTGCGAGGCTGATTGCTCTTAGATGCAAGTTGTTTAATGTAGAATGATTCCCAATCCACAGATGACATATCTGCTGGGAAATCATATTCACGAGTTCCAGCAGTTAATGTTTGTTCATAGGTAGTTAATGTAAAGGGCCACTCTTGTGCAGACTGAATGATTTTACGAACAGATGAATTCACTGAATCTTTCGCAAGAGCCTGAACATTACGAACACCTGCAAAGTCTGCTTGGTCAATAACAACCTCATTCAGACGGCGCAACAGTTCATTTGTGATATTCAGGAATGTAGCCATTTATATTAAATCCCTTATATAAGGAGCAAAGGGGGCCGAAGCCCCCAATGCAATTAGCTTACGCTAGTTGATCACGATCAACTTCGTCAGCACCACGTGTTGCGCCCATAGGTGCATAAACTACGAAGAATTTATACGCACCTGCTGAAGGAGCATTTGATGCCGCCAGCTTTGCAGAAATTAATGTATCTGCAACTGTGACATTTGTGATACCGTTGACTGTAGTAGTCGTTGCGGCAAGTGTTTTAGCACCGTTAATGTCTGCTGTACCCAGCAAATCAACGTCGCCACTTGTCACACCGAAACTAACAGCGTTAGCACCAGCAATAGTTGCCGCAGTAGTACACTCTGCACCTGCCGCCAAAACAACACAGTTGTCTGGAACAGTTCCAATATCGTGTACTGAGTTTACTGTCAAGTCACCAGAGGCAATTGCCGCAGTTTCAAGACGTACCGGAGTTTGTAAAGCCATTTTAGAATCCTCCTATTAATAGCCAGTTTGATAACGTGCAGTGACGATAGCTTCTGGACGAAGGATCTTACGACCATACAGATGCATACCACGAACGATGTCAGCGAAGCTGTCAGGATCACGGTAAGTCTCAGTCTTGTTGATCTGCTGAGCAGTAGCAACCGCTGAGTCATGACCAGCAGTCAAGACACCATAGTTAGTTGCTTGAAGTGTAGCACTTCCTACAGCAGGACCAGTACCAACAGCAGGCATGTTGTTAGAAACGTATACACGGAAGCCGTGCAGGTTGTTAATAACAAGACCATTCTGAAGGCCAGAACCACCGAAGTCTGAGTTGAAGAGACGAGAATCTTCGTCTTTCAAAGTTTCAGCGAAGACTGGGTCAATAACCAACCAACGACCGTTAGTGTCAACGAACTGTTGATCAAGCAAACGAGCCATACGAGCAATCACCTGAAGAGGTGAAGCGTTAGCTGTTGGAAGAGTAGATACGCCCGGTAAACGTGGAACAACTACAATTGCTTCACCAGAAACAGCGGCACCGCCATCGTTGAGGTTGAAGTCAGTAGCGTCAAGCTTCATAGAAGCGAGAAGCTCGTCAGAGCCAGCAGTAGTAACCGCCTTAGTTCCGTTTACAGTTGTGTTGACAGTGTCGCCAGCAGAATGCAAAGCAGACTGAGCATAACCAGACAGGTAGCCAAGAACTTCTTGGTCATACTGGTCACGCAAACGATACGCCGCACGATCTGTAGCCATTTGCATGAAGTTCACGTGTGAGTGCGCTTCTTCAATGTCGTCGATCTTGAATGCGAAGTAGTTCGACTTGTCAATTACAAGAGAGAAATCTTCATCGTCAAGATCTTGCGCTGTGATTTGTGAACCACGAGTGTAAGCTTGAACTGAAATTTCAGGCTCTTTGATGATCTTCACTGAATCACCCATTTGAGCGATTTCACCGAAGTAATCGTTGTTAGTAATATCTTCTACTGTAGAAGACTTACGGAAAGCAAGCTGTACCTGCTTTGAGTAGATAATTGGGCTAAAGTTACCATTAGGAAGGTTGCCATAGCCCGATGCGCTTGTAAATGCCATGAGAGACACTCCTTATGTAGCATAGGGTTAAGGTTATGTGTAACTTCGCCAGAGGCCATCTAGCATCAGGGTGGTATGTTCACCGGCCAAAGTGATCATACGGCCTGCGTAGTTTGGGTGTTCTGTGAAGGTGAAATAAGACTCCCTGCTACTTCAACAACCGGCCAGAAGTTAATGTAACAGTTTGTCTTATTTCAGGTTAGGTGTGGGTATCCTTACGGGGCCACTGTATTCTGCACATAGTTATATCCAGAAAATTTTATTTGTCAACACCTTATCGTGCTGAACCAGATAAATCGTAAATAAATTTACCTGCGCGAATCGCTTCTGCAATCTCTTCTTGCCTAGCTTCATATTGCTGAGCAGTCATACGATTAACATCGGATTCTTTAATATAGCTCTTAGATTCGTCACCTTCAGGCGCAGAACGTCCAGAGCGAGTACCAACCGCTGTAGCGGCATCTTTATCTTTAGTAGATTTTTTCTTACCTGTGATTCCCATATCAGCTTTGTACAAATCAATTGCACGTGCCGCTGATACTGCGTCTGCGTCATTGTCGTATAACGCATCTTGTACCCACTTAGGTTGCTCTTCAACCCAATTGTGAAATTCATCGGTTTCACGAATCTGCTCAAAGTCTGGATGCAAACGCATAAGTTCAGCTTCTGCTTTTTCACGCTGTGCTTCCATCTTCATTTCATCAATTGCTTTAAATTTACTTTCAAACTCAGAGGCTTGCTCATGAGCCTTCTTCATAGCAATTGTTTCTACAATCTTTGCAACATCAGGATATTGCTCCATCCAAGATTCCAATTCTTCTTCAGATTTTGGATACTTTATTTCATTCTTGGTGGATGCGTCAAGCTGAGACTTCAATGCATCAATTTGTTCTTGCAGTTCCGTCTCTTTCTTCTGCGCGTGTCTGCGCAAATCGCCGTACCTTTTCTTAAAGGTCTTTTCCTCTGCGCTCGTAGGTTCAGGACCGTCGTCAATTGACTCTTCAGTTTCCTCTTCTCCTTGATTGCCTTTTAGTAAGGCTTCAAGTTCAGCCTCTTCGTCTTCAATGCGTTTCTTATTAGCGTTACGCTTAGCAAAGCCAGATGCGACTTTTACTTGTTCTACTTTAGTAGCCATTTCGGTTGTAGTTGTAGACATGAATATTTCCTTTGTCTGGGGCTAACGGTAGCTTTTTAGGGCGTTAGGTAGCCAGTTAAATGTAGGCATTAAGGTTGCCTACTGACCTTCTTATGGAGTAAATTGATCATCTCTATTAGAATCACCAGACCCGCCGCCAACTCCTCCAAAACCGCCATAAGAATCTGCTCCACCAGATCCTGTACTGCCAGATTCCGAAGGATCTTCACTCGCAGTTGATCCCATAGCTTCAACTGTTTTAGCTTGTTGTGAAGCTATTTGATCTTGTTGCCCGCCGGTGCCGCCTTCTTCAGACGGATCTTGACTTGCCGTGGCTCCTACTGCTTCTACCGTTCTAGATCTTTGCTGTGCTACACTGACCGCCTCATCATTTGAAAGTCCTTCGTCTCTTTCAATTGTTTGTGCCTCTTTTAATAGGTTAGCAACGCCTTCGTCGTCGTATTTACTAAAGAATCCTTCAATGCCTGTATTAGTATACCTATTAAGATCAATGTCATACTTTTCTGCAATTCTTTCTATTGCGGCAGTCCTGCCTAAGTGAGTCTGTACTCCTGCGTATATTGCTCCAGTAATATTTAATGTTGGTTTTCCTGTCATAAAAGGATCTTCAGAAATTAATTTGGCAAATTCTGGGTCGTATAAAGCTAAAGCATTATTAATTGACTTATCTTTTTCCATTTGCGCTTGTCTTTCTTCTTCTCTTTCCCTATCATCTCCGCCTCCGCCATCTGGCTGTTGCACAACAGGTGCGGCAATTTCAGGCTTTACTTCTTCAGGCTTATACACTTTATATCCTGCTGGAATCTCTTGCTGTGGCTTACCGTCCATAAACAGAATAGTAATCATCTCACCGTTAGGACCAATGTACTGACGCTGTTCTGTAATACCCTTTTGCTCACCAACAGCAGATTGTGCAGGACGAGATACAAATTGACTATAATCAGGGAACTGTGTTGTAGGAACTTGTGGAGCTTGATATCCTCCTTGTTGCTGAGGAGGCATGTAGCCGTAGCTAAATTGTTGCTGTGGCATACCCGGTACGAAAGTACCTTGTTGCGCGTGGACAACACCACCTTCTGCAAAGCTCATTGTTTCAGGGTCATTTGGATCAAAGTTATCAATAAGTTCGTCGATCTCACCGTCGTATTCACCTGAATCATCCATGGTTGCTTCATCGGCATTCCCCATCTGACCCATAGCTTCCATCTTAGCTAGACCTTGCTTAGCCTTAGAGCGCAACTCCATCAAATTTTCGAGTCCAATGTAA